CTGCGTTTGGACCAGTTATTAAAATGTTTTTATTTTTTTTCATATTAACACTATTTGTAACGATATTATCCATATTAATTAATGGATACCACATATTTGAAATTTTAAGATTATTGCCATATTTAGAGTATGTAAACATATATTTATTACCTTTATTCATTAAAGATGATATACCATAATACATGTCAATATTTGCAATATACTTTATATATGGTTGTATCATTTTAAGACTATTGATAATACGATTATATTCAAATGAAACATGACCCTTATTTGAAAAATAATTAAATTCTTTATTTATATATATTTCGATATTATCATTAACTTTTGGTATTACTGTTCTATATTCATCAAACATTGTATTTGTTTCCTTGTAAAAATCGATTATGTCTTTTAAAACATTTAATCTTTTATGCAATTGTTTAGTTATCCTATGTATGTTTTTACAAATATTCACTATATTAAATAGATTATGTATATATGACCCTATAGGTATTATTATAGATAAAACAATATTTGTGTATTGTTTACTAATAATCATCGTTTTATAATATAACAATAGTACTTTTAGGTAAGGTTTAAAAGGTATAGGGATTTTGGTTATATATCTAACGATAATATAGGGTAAAATAATCATAACGATCGGGGAAACTATACTAATTAATGGACCAGCTATATTATTATAGTATTGATAAACTTGTAAAAATACTGAATTTTTATTAAGTAGTTTTAGATATTTATTTTGAAAATATAGACTTTTAAGCAATGTTTCTTCTTCTTCTGTCCTTTCTTCCCAAAACCATTTTATATCATTAATATTATTATTTATATTTGCCAATTTATCTAAAATTTTATTATTCATTGCTTTATTAGTTGATAAAAACTTACATAATTCTTGTCTTTTTTTTAAAATCTGTATGTCTGTTATTGGATAACATATAGTCTCTTTTAACAAATGTGTACCTAATGGAGTAATACTTTGGTCTATTTTATCTATAAGACTGTTATTATCATTAAAAAAGGATAAATCTGAATATAACCCCTCTTTAGAAATGTTATTTCCCAATATATTATTATTAATTAATATTCTATTAATAGTTTGGTCAGAATAGTTTGATAAAAAATCACTAATTATCATTAATAAATTATTTATTAAATAATTAGGATGTTAACGAAATAAACAATAAATAAATTTTCTCTTAATTTAATAAATGAATGAAAGTCCAGCAATATTCAGATTTAAGATTGATAAAGAATATAGAGAATATGTCAATGATTTATTAAGAATGGCTACTATACAAATTATGGCTAATCTTATGTATTACATGTCTTCAGGTGATTCTGTATCATTTTTTAGTCAACAATTTGTCCAAACACTATTATATATTCTTTTAGGAGTATCAGCCTATTGGTTAATACTAAATAAATTAGTATATTTTGAATAATTTGTTTGTATAATATATATATTTATGAGTAGTCTAAATTATGCACCTTTTAAACAAAACAAAACTTCATATGTATGGACAAAAGTTTCTCCTGAAACAAATAATATAAATGTAAATGTACATAACTATAAAGGAAACACTAAAAAATCAGTATATACTTGGAATAATCTTGAATATCCAAAGAACTATACACAGAATGTGAATGGTTCGAAAAAAAATCATGACCTAGACCGCATGATGAAAATATGTAGTTATCAAAATATGTAATTTATTTAAAGATATATCAATACAGTTATTAAGAACATGGATTATATTGAAACAGATGGTCGTATATATATGACTCAGAGGCTTCCTGGTGAATCATTAGACATTGTTTATGATAAACTTTGGTATATGGCTTCTATTTGGGAAGAAGGAATGTCTGATGATGAATTACGCAATAATGGTGAATTATATATTAATCAGAAATATTATGACTGTGAATATTTGAAAGTTTAAAATGTATTAACAGTATATAATCTAGATTTGTGATGACTTTCATTATTTTTATCAATAACAGGAGTATTTTCTGTTACGGATAAATTATTATTTTCACTATTTGTAGCAGATTCAATGTCTTCGTTTTGAGCGCGCTGGTAATTACGTCTAATACTAAGACATTTACAACTACAAATAAATATAAGTAATATTATGGCTATTACAATCCAGCCCCATGTATTATCATAGCTCATTTAATTATTTAAGTAAATATAGTGTTAAGTAAATTTCTAATATTGTAAAATTAGAAATTATCTTAAATAGGTAAATAAATTTATATGCTTAGTTAGAGTAAGCAAGACCGCCCATACCACTCATGATACGGAGGACGTTGTAGTTAACAGCATAGATACGGAGTGTAGTAGCATCATCAGCCTTATTAGTATCCACTTCAACAGCAGGTTTTAGGTTAAGAACAGCAGTGTCAATTCTTGACATATTACATGTTCCTGAAGGTTGATGTTCTTCAGGTTTAAGGGCAAATGAATATACGTGTACAGAACCGTTACCATCAGCCTGAGGACAAGCAGTGTGATGTTGATAAGGTTGTACATTAGTGAAATACATGCCTTCGCGCTCAGAGAAACGGTCATGTCCATTAAGTTGAAGTCTAACACTTTGGGCCTGAGTTGCTCCATGGGGTTTAACGTCGGCTTCAGCTGTAAATTGAGCCCATACAAGCTCCTTAACAGGGTGGTTGAAGTTAAGTTGATGTTTTTTGGCTGTACCTGCAGTAACGGATTCATCACCAGTAAATTGAAGTTGCTCAATGAGGTATTCATGAGAAACTTGGGCAAATCTGCGTCGTTCATCAGTGTCAAGATAGATGTAATCGACGTATAGCTCAGGAGATGTAGACATAGATAAACTGCATTCTAAATCGGTGTTGGCGTTGGCGGTGTGGAGGGTCCCCCCAGTTCCACCAACTTTATCGGCAGTTTCAAATTCAACTACAAGTTTAACTTCATGATATTGAAGAGCAATTAGGGGTAAGGCAAGACCAGGGTTGCGGCAAAACCAGAATTGCATCGGTATATACATTTCTTTTTCAGGCGTGGTATATGCCCCGCTGCTGTCACCCAGGTTAAAATTAGTGGCCAGATTATAGATGCCTGTCACAGTTTTTTCTTCAAGAATACCATCAGAATTTACCATTGAATTAAGGTTGGGTTTTTGTGCAGCAGTTGTAGATAGTTGCGACCAGACATTCATCCAGTGACCATAATGTTTATCAATTTGTTGCCCACCAATTTCAAGTGTAGCAGACTTAATCATACGGTATCCAGTTAATTCATTTCCAGTTTGTAGTGTAATTTTATGCTCATTACCATTCCCTGACGCATCGATTTTACCTGTGGTGCCGGTGACACCACATCGGATGTACATGTTGCTAATGAGGTCACCATTACGTGAGATGGTACAACTAACACGTCTGCCAAATTCGGCAGTACCGTCAAAAGTTTGTTGGATAGATTCCATTGAGAAGTTAGTGTGGCGTCTGTAGACGACCTTAAAGAAAGTAATTTGAGGGTTACCAGTAAGGTAAACATCTTGAGCACCGTAGGCGACTAATTGCATTAATCCTCCTCCCATAGTTATTTATACATTATACAAAGAAAAAAACTTCTGATAATATCCTTAAATAGATTTTTTAATATAATAAACATTAAAATATCTAATAAAATTCCTTAACTTAAATTAGTTAGAGTAAGCAAGACCGCCCATACCACTCATAATGCGGAGGACGTTGTAGTTAACAGCGTAGATACGTAGAGTCTTATCATTACCACAGTTCATATTTAGTACAGCTGTGTCAATTCTAGACATGTTGCATGTTCCTGAAGGTTGGTGCTCTTCAGGTTTAAGGGCAAAAGAATATACAGATACATTACCGTTGCCATGTGCGGCTGGGCTTGAAGTGTGGTGTTGCCAGGGTTGTACATGTGTGAAATACATACCGTCACGCTCAGAGAAACGGTCATGACCATTTAATTGTAATCGTACATTTGTAGGTGAAGCACCTCCAAGAACTAAAGTTTGAGCCTTATCAGCGTTCTCAAAACTGCACCAAACAAGCTCTTTGACAGGGTGGTTGAAGTTTAGTTGGAATTTTTTGTTGGTTGTACCACCTGTTTCATCACCAGTGAATTGAAGTTGTTCAATTAGGTATTCATGTGAAACTTGGGCAAATCTGCGACGTTCATCAGTATCAAGGTAGATGTAATCAACAAAAAGGGTAGGTGCACTGGTGAATTCAGTTTCTGCTTCTTGAACATTGGTACCAGTGTTTAGTTCAACAACAAGTTTAACTTCATGATATTGTAGGGCAATAAGTGGTAGTGCAAGACCAGGGTTACGGCAAAACCAAAATTGGAATGGAACGTACATTACATTAGCAAGGGGACCAGCCGAAGTAAGGTCTGTGTTACCATGAACCATTTGATTTAAATTACTGACTTGACCAGCAGGGGTTGAAAGCATAGACCAGACATTCATCCAGTGACCGTAATGTTTATCAATTTGTTGACCACCAATTTCAAGTGTAGCAGTCTTTATAAGATTATATCCAGCAGGACCCGTATTTCCGGTGGTGTTTGCTCCAGGACTAAAACGAAGGTACATATTAGAGATTAGGTCACCATTACGTGAAACGGTACAACTTACACGTTTACCCCAACTGGCATTTCCGTCGAAAGTTTGCTCAATGGATTCCATTGAGAAGTTAGTGTGGCGTCTGTAGACGACCTTGA